GCTGTGGATCAGTTGCAAGACGATCCTTTACATACTGCTGCTTGGCTTCACGTCTTGCCAGCGCAGTATCCAATATTCCACCAGTACCCTTGCTTACGATACCAGTCTTATCCAAGAAACCACGCATGGTAAAGAAGTTCTTGAATCCTTCTTTTCTCTCAGTCAATCTATCGCCCATAGTCTTGAAGTATGGGTTCTTAGTTGCCTTCTCCGTGATATCCTCGGCACGTTCCTTGGTCATTCCAGCAGGAACTGCTTTTCTAATAGACTCGCCTAGCTCTTCTACCTTCTTTGCGAGTGCACCTTTGCCACTTAGCTTTTCGTCAATACTCTTGAGAACCTTTTCGTGATTCTCAAGCTGTTGTACCTGTTTAAGTGAATGCTGATTTTCGTCAACATCTAGTCTCTTTTCGAGCGCAACCTGCGCCAGCTGAATGAGTCTATCCGTCTTAGCGAGACCTTCAATTCTCTCTAAGTGCTTCGTTTGCTTATCTAAGACGTTATCCATTTTAGCCATGTTTGCTTTGCTCGTACTTTTGTTTTTCTTCTTCTAGATGTTGGATCAGCAATGTCACATAAACTTCTCTTTCGAAAGGCATCATATTGTCAATATCGGCTAACGTGTATTTGTGGTACTGCATTAGCGCAAAGTTCATTTTATAGTGGTTGAACAGTGAATCATGACAAAGGTTAATTAGAAAAAACTGCTGAGTCCCTCCACCACTTTATCATGATGTTTACCGCACACTGGGCAGTCGTAAGCTACAGACTTGGACAGCTTCGGCATTGTTTCAAAGAATCCTTGTACCTTCTTGAATTGATCTTGCGTCAAATTCTCGAGGAACTTACCAAGATCTTCTGTAGTCTGATCTTTGGCATAGTGAATCTCGTCCCCATCATAGATGAAGTCGATACATTTAATAACGATACCGAAGACTTGCTCGGCATCTTGTTGGTCGACTGACTCAATCATGTTTACAATATCCAGCGAAGGATACTTCATGACCACACCTACCTCATCAAATAGAGGAATCTTCTTGGTGTGACCTTCAGGGAACTCTACGTTGAGTTTGGTCAGATCGAAGGTTAGCTTGACACGTGCTTTCTCATCATCGCACACATCGCAAGCCACCGTAAATTCTACAATTTCACCGACGGACTTTGCACGAATCTGGCTGAAGATATACTCGATATCGAACAGAGCCAAGTCGTCAATCTCGATAGGTGTCTTGATACAGGACTTCAGAATCTCTTTGAGAGTATCCAACATGACCTGTGAATCCTCTGATTGTTGTGCAACCAGAAGTGCTTTCTCTTCCTTGACTAGGAAGGGACGGAACTTGATATCCTTCTTGGTAGAAGGAACTTTAAGAGTATAGACTGGAGTATTTTGAATAGGTAATGCCATAGGTCATCCTTTGTTCATGTTGTTAATCAATTTGCTCAACTCCGCAGTGCTACCCACGAAAATCGCATTATTAGTTGTTACCTGCTTAGTTGCAGGATCTGCCTTGCCAGCGACAGGTGCATCGATGGCTTTCTTCTTAGAGTGCAGATCCATTAGCTGTGCGTTAATATCTGCAATCTGTTTCATCAGGTTACCCACGACTTCGAATGCACGTGGATGTTCAGATGCTTTTGCTACTTCCAACGCATGGTTTAATGCGTCTTGCCCTTGCTGTAGAAGCGTGTAGAGATTGCTACGAGTCTTGTCATAGTCAGTCTCTACACGTTCGTTTGTAGGTGCTATCACTTCACCAGTTGCAGTAATGATTTCACCCTGCACCTTTTCTACTGGTGCAGGTAGGTCGAAAATTTCACTCATTTTATGATCAATATTCATTGAGGTAATTACAATTTAGGCATTGGTTTTGGACGAGAAGGTGCTGCTGGAGCGTCCGCTGGTGCTGGATCTGGAGAGAAACCACCACCGAAACCAGCGTCACTTACTGCTGGGCTTGAGCCAAAACCCCCTGCAGCTGGCGCAGATACGCTAGGTGCTGGAGAGAAGGTTGATGGGCTGGAACCGAAACCTGTTGCTGCTGGCGTTGCTGTTGCATTTGATGCTGCTCCTGCTACTTTTTCTTGAGTACGACCCCATGCTGCGATACCGAGAACTGCACCCATTGCTAGGTGAAACAGACCAGCACCCTGTAGGGTAAGAGGATTCCATTGTGTAATTGGCTGCTTGAGTATTACCTGTGCCAAGCTCCATAGAACTGGGAAGATTGCCATGTCTAACATACACACAATCATGTACATCCAACCCATAGCTGGACGCCACTTCTTCTGCATCCAGTCTTCGTCTTTTTTCTTTTCTTCTGCCATCTTTACTTCCTTTAGAATAAATCCCCGAGTCCAGTGATAATTCCCTGAACATCTCCGACGGTATTGTTGTACATAGATTGATATTTGTCGAAGGTCTGTTGAAATTGTTGTGTAAGAATATCAATCGCTTTCTTAGGTTGACCAGCTCTCTTATCTGCAATAAATTGCGATCTGATTGGATCACCCAAAGAATCGTGGGAGACAGCGTCTGAACGCATCGCAGATCTCCAATATTTGTAGTTCATCGATACGGAAACCTTTACAACTTCCTTGGCATTATTGTCGATGGTAACTGCTGTAAGTTGTTTAGGGTAGCACTCATATAGTGCGACACGATAAACTTCGCTCGCTGCTCTATTCAGCATTGTGATACGGATAACTGGAACCACATAATCTTTGTAATAATTCATGTGGCGAGTGTCTGGGTCAGATATATTCTGAATCCAGGTATCGAAGAAGTGCTTTGTCTTATAGTCAGAGTCCACGAGGAACGTCATATTCACGTTGCCGTAGAGGTTTTCATATGGCATTTCACGGACTTCGCCATAGGTACGAAGCTGTGCTGTGGATATATTTTGGTCTGGCAGCTGTGCAGAATCACATAGCAGATTCAGTGCCTTTAGGTCATAGAAGCCACCGTAGTTCTGTGAGACGACGTTCGGAATAGCCATCTCGACAGTATACATGTTCGAGGTAGCCAGCCCCTTAGTTCTAACCTGTGTAATAAAGTCGTTGAGTGGACCTGACTTGTTTGGTTCGAAGTTAGGATCCATGCCAACAGCGTTTGCGTCACGTCTGTTGAGCATCCCATCTAGTCTATTGAAAAGGGGAAGGTAGAAAGGCATTAGATTTTTCCTAGGGAATCACGCCATACTGCATCTTTTGTAGATCCAACGAAGCGTTCGACTGGAAGAAGCATCGCTGTTGCCCAGTCCTTTGAGTTAATTTTTACAAACTGCGAGCGAACATGTGGAAGCAAATATGCCTTAACACATGGAGCAGCCAGACTGAAGCGAGATACTCCATCGATAAGTGCCCAAGACAGTTTGAGTTTAGTGTTGCCGTCCATCTTATCGTTGTTACGGAACTGCTGTAGACGATCCAATAATTTAATACGTAACGGATATGCAAGGTAGTGCATATTCAAACCAAGAAATCCGTCTGGTGTCTTACGGAACGGAAATACTAGAGGGTAGCGATCATAGTAAGGAAGCGTTGCCTTATGCTTTGGATCATAGGCATACATATAGAGGTTGCCTGGAATAACCGCAGCTCTATTCTGAGATGGCGAATTATTCAGTAACTTATTTGGTGTGATTCGTTCTTTCGACAGTAGCAATACCTGTTGTTGGAACCATGCCTGACTGCGATAACGCATGTTCAGGTCATACTTGTATTTGTCGAATAGATGTTGATACGTATCCATAAGTCTATTTATTTGATCCCCAGATGTTTCTCTGTAAATATCATGAAGCGCCAGCCACGATCTTTGGCGTAACTATCGGCAGCTTTCCACTTGGCTTCGTTCTTTCCCCAAGTCATGACTTCCTGTAGATAGCGTTTGGTTGCTCGTTTCTGAGGTACAGGTGGCATAGTCTGTGCCTCTGGTTTAATCTCGATTAAATAAGTCTGCAGCATTCCGTCTTTATTTCTTATCTGCACTTTGAAGTCCACGAAATAACGATGGACTCGATTATCGGTAGGGCAGACATAGGGAATAACTGTTTCCTCGGAGAGCCACTTGACCACGTGTTGTGACTGGTCGCACCAGTTAGCGAACTTGGTCTCCCAAGAAGAGCGCATAATGATGTTGGTTGGATCTCCAGTGTATTTCTCTGGGTTCTTTGGAATGAATTTTCGTTTGTGATACATGGCGAATAAATAAGTATACTCCTCCCATTATTTAGAAAAATATGGCAAACCCAAACGATTATTACCAATCAATGACCAACGTGGATGCGTTGGGCAACTATATCGGTGGCGAACAGCAAATCTCCGATACAGCCACCAATGCTCTTACGCAACCTATAGAGAACGTAGATGGCGTAACTCCAGGTGGCTCCAACAAATATAAAGCCGAGACAATGATGTATCCTGCGGATCTCTTCGATCCTGAGAAGGGAAACGTCAATCATGTTCGCTTCTATATTAATATTCAGTCAGACTCAAAGGCAGAGGCAGATAATATGGCGATGGGTGGAGTCGCTGGTATCGCACCAAATAGAGAGTCCATGAACTCTATTATGGGTAAGCCATTTAGCTCTGGGAGTTATGCTGGTACTAAGGCTATCGAGGGTGCGATAGGAGGAACTGGGCTTGGAGCCATATTTAGTGGTAATATATCAGGTGCGCTAAAGGGTGCAGCTGGTGGTGCTGCGCTGGGTGGAGGAGCAGCGATTGCCACTACTACAGTTCTTGAGGACTTCGCTGGCGTTAAATTTGGTCAGCCATCAAAGCGTCTGGCAGGATTTATTGCTTTGTATATGCCAAACCAACTGGCGACTCGCTACTCTATGCAGTGGCAAGAGGAAGAAATGGATCTGGCTGTAACTATTGCAACTAATCCTGAGGTTGCAAAGTCTCTCGAGGCAGTTAAAGATTCTCTATCCAAGGGAAATATTAAGGATGCTGCAAGTGCAGGCGGAGGAATTGCTGGTAAGATTGTCGGTGCAGAACTACTGAAGAAGTCTCCATCTCTATCCGCAGCATCTCGTTCGGCAGCAAATCCACGTAAGGAACAGCTCTTCAAAGGTGTAGACTATCGTCGCTTTACCTTTGATTATCAGTTTGCACCGAGAGATTCTGATGAAGCCAGAGACGTGCTACAGATTGTGAATATGTTTAAGTATCACATGCACCCTGAATTCAAGGACTCTTCCAATTTTATTTACATCTATCCGTCTGAATTTGACATTGAGTATTGCTTCGGTAATGGTCCAAACCAGAGACTACATAAGATCTCTTCCTGTGTTCTTACCGAGATGAATATCAACTACTCTCCGAATGGTGTATTCTCCACCTTCCCAGACGGTATGCCTACACAGATTAATATTCAGATGTCCTTTACTGAACTTGAATTGCTCACTAAAGAGCGTATTAAGGCAGGTCTATAATGTACTTCGACTCGTTCAAAAATATGTACTACAGCTATCTGAATCCAGATGGCACAACCGAATATGTTCTTCTGAAGGATATTACCGAGAACGTCCGCTTCAAGAAAGAGGTTCTGGAGACTATCACGCTGTATGAACTCTATGATATTCGTGATGGTGATACGCCAGAAATTATTTCCGAGAAGTTCTATGGTTCTCCGCTATATCACTGGGTCGTCATGATCGCCAATCAGAAATATGATTATCTGAGTGACTTCCCTCTTCCTATTCCAGAACTAGAGCAGCATATTCGTGATAAGTATGGAGAGGAGAACGTCTACGCTATTCATCACTATGAGCGTGATGGAATGGTCGTTTCCAATTATGATTATCCAGATGCAGCGTCGGTCTCTAACTATGACCACGAATTCGCTGAGAACGAAAAGAAGCGTCGCATCAAGATTATTTCCCCATCCCTTCTACAAGAAATTGTAAAACAGTTTAGAGCGATTGCGTAATGGCAGGTATTAATGACGGTCTAAGAGTTGCTGGTGACGT